CTATCAGAAGAAGTAGCAGAAGCCCCCGTACCACTTGTGTATGTTCTAAAGTTATTAGGTATGAAGTTATAAACACCCGTAGCTTGAATGAATGCCGTATTACTCGCAACCGATAACTCACCAAATGCAGTCTTAGGAGTACCAGCAGCAGCTTGAGCCAACCCATCAGCTAGACCCTCAAGGTACGTTATCCTATATTCGTTATTATATCTATTTGCCATATTTCCCTAAAGTATATTCTAAAAACTCATCTATATCTAATCCAAACGCTTCGATAATATCATCTCCTAATCTCTTATAAGCTAATTCAAAAGGACGGGTAAAGAAAAGACTCGGTTTGATCCCATTGTTAAAGACTGACCTTGCAATAAGGTAGCTTAGAGTTTTATGTGTGATGAATCGTCCTTTCTTATCTCTACCCTTTATTCCTTTTCTCTTAATCCATGCTTCAAATACATCTGAAGGTGGCATCTTATTAGTGTAGCTAAATGGTGTATTATATTTCTTCTTCTTACCGCTTACCCCCTGGTCTTGAAACTCACCGTATAAAGGCATAGTAAAACCTAGTTCAAAGCTATTAGCACTTACTTTAAGAAAGCTATCTAAATCATTATACAGCGTCTTAGATGCGTTCTTTTTATTCCTAGTAAGGTTTTTCCTTGCCTCAGTAATAACGTGCTTCCTAAAAGCGTTTAACTCATCCTCTACGTTAGATAACATTCCTTTTCTTTAATCGTTTAATCTCTAACTTATTCTTTTCATCTTCAAATACTAGGTAGTTTAAACACGCTAATATTGGAAGCCTTGTAACTCCTTCAAATTCCTTAAGGTTACCTCTAGCGATAGCATAGATTGATTGATACCAACCCCACCTTTTGTTAAACTGTTCTTCTTCTGTGTAGCCATCTTCACTCCCTCCACTTCCAAATAACGAAGGGTAGCCATCAGTAAGTCGTTGCTTAAATTGTAAAAAAAAACCATCGCACCCATTACAACATCTAAAGGAGCGTATCTCATAACCTCCGAGTAAGTAGCAGTCCCCTCGTATGGTTCAATGTCGTACTTATCGCCTTTAGTCTTAGTGATAGGTCTAAACATTACAGCCATCGCCTTATGCATATTATCCCATTCACCTATATTAGTTTCAAGGTCAATGTACTCACCAAAAGACATATCTTCTAACGAAGGAATGAATCCAAACTCTTTACCTCCTAATTCAAATCTATGAATGAATTTCTTTTCAGCATCAAACAATCCGTTTAGATGTTCAACCGTTTCATGTACCGACTTAGCATTAAAGTAAACTACTTGAGATAGCTTAATCTTACAGAATATCGAAATCATCTTTTGAGCAATAAACTCTTCAGAATCTTGCTTATCAACTAATCGCATAAACACCTGGTACTGTTCAAGTGTAATATCATTCAATTTAGAAGGTACGTCTATTTCTACATTCATATTATTATAACTAAAATTGTTTAATTCTGTTGTTAATAGATTGCATAGTTGCCACGGTTAGGATTCTCTAACTGATAGGTTACTGCATATCGAACAGGGTCAATCGCATGGTTAAAGTTATCAATAGGAGTATTAGACTTCTTATCTAGCCATGAGTAGTTGTTAAGTTCCTTGTGTAGCTCAATACTATTAGGGTCAATGATTAGATCATAGTCTTGAAGTATTGCTATGCCATGTGTTATACTACCAGCACCTTTAACTGCTTCAAGTATGTTTAATCCTTTCGCTCTTAGTTCGTTTATTAGTCTTGGTTCAGCACTATCTGCTACTATTAAACTATCACCTGCATACTGTTTATTAAGTTCAAATAGTTGTGATGTTGTAAGACCTTGTAAATAGAAATGAAGCCTAATGTATATCTTTCTGTTGGTCTTATCTATTGAAGTCTCTATTAGTGTTGAGGGGTCTTTACTGAATCCGTAATCCTGACCAAACACAACTGTACCACAATTTACAAACTCACCGATTGTCCAATTATTAAAGATAACACCTTCTGCTTTGTCTAACCAACCACCTAGTATTTGATGCTTGAATTTCTCAGGTCTATGCACTCTAATCTGTTCTATTTGGTCAAGGAATGATTTAGATAGGTTTTCGATGTTATCTAAGTACGTTGTGTGTATGTAGGTAGTATCACCTTTGACTAATGTAACACCTTCTTGAATACCTTTGCTCTCAAAGAATCTATTATAAATAAAATGTTCTTTGGTAGTTGGATTGAGTATTAAGATAACTCTATTCTGTTTAGTCTTGTGACGAATAGATAAGTCAATCTTTTCAAATGTATCTTCATCGGTTAATTCCTCAGCTTCATCAAGCACCCAAGTAGTAACACCTTGAAGTGATTTAAGGTTGGCAGTCTGAGTTCCTGAGCTGGTCTTTATTCCTTTGAATATTATCTTTGATCCCGTTGCTGTGTTTATAATCTCATCTTTAGTAACTACAAAGTTATTCATCAATCCCATTAGTTCAATTTTTTCAATGAACTCAGGAATGATTGATATATGAGCAGAAACCAAGGTGTATCTAGTGAATAGTATAACATGACCTTGTTCGTATGTTAGAAGCAATAGGAACGACGTTACACTAAAGGATTTAGAACTTCCCCTACCTCCTGTTACTATAAAATATCTACTATCAGAACCTAGATTCTTATACTTATCATTTAGAGTTACCAAACTTAAGATAGTTCTTTATATCGAAATCAATTAACTCATGCTGATTGTGTACCGTTTCTTTTGGTTTGCCAAATAGATGTTCAGCTATAAACATTTTACCACGTTCAAAAGTAAGTAGGTCAGATGCGAAAGCAGTCTTAGCTTCGTCATCGTTATCTAAATCATACAACTTATTTATAGCTTGTAAGAAAATATAATTAGCTTTTTCTTCGTCTGCTTTTGGCTTACGACCAGCTACTCCTTTAGTGGAATGTCCACCGTTATTTTTTCGCTTGTCCATTTAATTCTAGTATTAATTAATTAATTCTCTAAATACTTCATTTCTTCAAATACTTCCTTACTAACCTCATTAAGCTTAAGATAGTCAATACTTTCATCGAAGTACATTACATAACTATAACCCGAAAGGTTAAGATTTGTTTTTAGTTTCTTCCAAAGCCTTTCGTCGGCATTAGGATTCACTATCGCTATGTAGTATTTCATCTTCATATACTTTCATTACTCGCTTCAGTTCATTGTGTACATCTCTAAAGCAATCTGAGCAGCTTGTAGAAGGTTTCTTTATCTGAAATACTCTATTGTATATCTCAAGTACTTTCATCTGTTTAGACGCTGTTACTTCATTAGTAGTTGTCTTGAAGTATTCAACTAACCAATTGTACTCATGCTCTAGTAAGCATTGGTTTTGACGATAAGGAAACAAAGCATTAAGTTTCTCTTTACGTTGGTCACAACCACAGTCCTCTCCAGCTATGAATTTAACTGCCTTATCTATTCCTGTTGATTCTGTGATCTTAGCGATAGTATCGCCTAGTCCTTTACTTTTTGGTCTTGCCATTTTCGTTGATTAATACATTAATAGTCATTAACTTTGCTGCAAGGTAATGGTTATCCATTAGGTTAAAATTATCTTGCTTTGCACATTCAGCTAACTGAGCTGCTGTTGTTTCTAGTTGTTCTCTAAGGAACTTATCTACTTGTTTGTTCATAGTAATTCGTAATCGTTATTAAAGTAATCTTCTATATCTTCACCTACTTCTTTCTTAAGTCTAGCCTTGCAATTCTTTATCGTATGGAATACTGATGTAAGTGATATATTCGTTTCAGCTTCTATATCTCTCATTGACATACCACTTGTTAGGTATAGGTCAAACAGTTTAACATCGTACCAATGCCAATTAGATTTAGATACGTCTACCTTGTTAAGTAACTCACCGTATGCTTGTTCTGAATGTATGTTATCTATAAACGGCAAATCCTCCAAGACGTCAATAGATAACTTTTGAATCTTAGAGGATTGTTTCTTGTATGAAATAAATATTGATCGTAGTGTAAAATAAATATAACCTTTGTTAACCTGGTTGTCCTTTACTATCTTTTCTTCAGTAGTATAGTTTAAGCATCGTAAATACATTTCTTGCACTATATCTTCAGCGTAATCATTGCAACCCCAAGACCTGACGAGCTTAACCCATTCGCTGTGATGTTTAGATATGTAGCTTAACCAATCTGCATTCATGTGGCTAATATAATACAATTAATCAAACATACAAGCATCGTTACCAAATATTTTTTTAGTTCTTGTTCTATCTGATGGGTCAAGCATTCCATTTAAATCTCTTTGCCTTGCAATATACCACCTATAAGCCCAATAAACCTTGAATGTTTTAAACTCATAGTAACGTCCTGTATTTGGTTTGCATTCAGGATTAATCCAATGTCGGTATGTTTGCTTCATCCTAACCATTCTTTAACAGTCCATACGAATACGATCCAAAACATAACAAGGTAAGCGAGTACTAGTAGTTTAGCGGTGCGTGGTGTCATGGTTTATCTTTATAAAGTGTATAAGTAATAATTGATTGACTAAACATACCACAAGTAAAAAGCAATACAGTATTGTCATATAAAACTTTAAAAAGTACTATTGATATAGTCATTAATACTATCTGTACACAAGCGTGTAAAAAAAATGTTTTCATGGTTTAAAGGTTTCGTTGTAGTATTGTTGAGGACGTGAACGCTTGTGTCTGTAGCCATCTTCATAACCATCTTCATAAGCCTCAACAATCTGTTGCTTCTCCATTTCTTTGGCTTGTTGGATATGAATCATAAGAGGAGGTAAGTCTGCTCCTTGTTGTTCCATTTTAATTATCATATCTTCAAGCCAACTTACTGCTGTTTTCATCCTTTCTCGGTTTTAAGGGTTAATTCTTCATTGGTTAATGCGAAGTATAGGTTTTGTAATTGGTGAATGTATTTAATTTTAGTAGTTGTACCAAAATACCTAAATGAATCTTCACCTTTAAATAAAATGTTACCATTTAAAATAAAACCATCTGACATTTTTAAAACGGTTGTAGTTTTAAACCCAAACTTCAACAACCATTCTTCTGTTAGTGGGATGGGTTCGAGTTTCCATCCATCTTTAAGTGGAAATTTACTCCTATCTATAACATATGTAGTTATACATTCATTTGTTAATTCAACAACTTTTATTGTTGTTTTTGTTACGTTGTCTTGTAAATAATTCCCTATTCTCAATTCATTTGCTTCCATCTCTACTGATTTTTAAGTATTTCTTCTAGTTGGGTGAGGGTGACAGGGTACTCACCAAGCGTCAACATACCAACCGACCAATCTTTTGAGTGTGGAAAGAATTTTAAATATGAATAACCTTCATCATCTAAATTAAAACATTCCTCATCAATCTTCTCCCCATACTTCTCAATCAATCCCCTTGCTTCTCTTAGCATTTCTTCATTCTCAATGAATACTGCGATTTCGTGTTTTTTGTGGGTCATAATTCTAATTCTTTACGAAGCGTTTTTAATTCATCTTCAAGTTCTTCAATTCTTATTTTAATAATAAATTTATCATCAAACACACCTCCATACCATTCACCTCTAAATGAATCATCTTTAGGTGATATATATAAATGTTTTAAGTTTTCACCATTTGAAAATATTAAATATCTTTCTGATGACGGCATTCTACCAACATATCTAAAAGTAATGGTATAACTACCTTTTCTAAAATATACCTTATCCCCATATTTTAAAGATAATAAATCGTTTGCTGTTAATTTTTCCATATCTCTATTTTTAATTCTCCATCATTTCATCCTCTCGCATCTGATTGTAGTTATC